GAACACGGGCAGCAATGCCAACGTATGGGAGCCCGGCGTCTACGGCTGGGAGAAAATTTAACTGAAGGAATAGAAAACAATGAAAACCATACTTAAACTCATCGCCCCTATCATTGCCATTGCCGCTATTGTCGCGGATGAATTTGGCATTGCCTTCAGCGCCGCAAGCCAGTGAAGCCAGTGAAGCCCGAACCTGACAAACCCGACAAACCCGGCAAGCCCACTTCAAAACGAGAACCCAGGAGATAAGATTATGGCGACCGCACCGGATATAGGAGTCACATATGCAAAGGGTGAAACAATTCCGTTTACGTGGACTAGTATTAGTTACGCCGGAAAAACGCCAACCAGTCTGACCGGCATCGATTTCATCTTTACTGTTTTAGATTACAGCTCAAGGACATCCAAATTGCGCGCAACCAACGGTGTCAATGGGCTATCGGCAACTGTGTCGGATAACGAAGTTACGGTTTCCATAAGCGTGGACACTGACACGGATTCTTATTCCGCCGGAGGAAAGTATGAATTTGATCTGTGGGTCATCGATAGTGCAACGGGCAAACACCGTATCGATACGGGGACATTTACGCTGGATACTCCGGAGACAACAGACCTGACGATTTCTTAATGGTTTCATTGCCTGAAAGTCGAGCAACCCTTACCACTTACGGCGGTACGTCTACCCGTACTCTGCGGGCTGCCGGGTCTACGCGGTCACTGCTTCCGCCATCAGCTTTGTTTTCAGCTCGAGACGGGACTGCTCAGCGTGGGCACAATTGGGTTGAATCACCAAGCGTGACCAATTTTGATGTTACCACCTATGGCGCCGTTGGCGATGGATCGAATGATGATCGCGCGGCAATCATGGCCGCGATCGATGCCGCAGGGGAAGCGGCGGCCAGCGATGGAGAACAAAAGACGGTATTTTTACCGGCGGGCGAATACAAGATTGTTGCGCCAGGAACCGTACACATAAACGTATATTTCAATGTTTCGGGGTCCTGGTCGTTGTTGGGTGAAGATGTAAGTGATTCTACGGCGGGAATTTTTCACATTTACGATTCAGACCCCGACACGGACACTGGTCTAGAGGGACAAAGGTACATAAACCGGACCCAGAATCTTGTTTACATCAAGACGGAGGGCCAATGGGCCGATGAATCCTCGCTAATTGAGGGATCGGGCACGCTTTGGACGGCGGGATATGAAGATCCCGTTGATGGGACAGGATCAACCGGCCAGTATTACATACAGTATGTAATGGATACAGACCCCGCCATTATCCTGTCTCAGTCTCATAACAATGTGACGATTCGGGGGGCCGGCAGCGGTCAAACCAAAATTACATACAGGTGTTGGGGAGACATTGCCCCGGACGATTACGAAGTTGACGTAAATGGCGATATTGTGCGCACCGCAATCCCACCGATTGAACCGACCGCACAGGGACAGGTCAGGACGAGCCGGACGTTTACCATATATTTCAAAAGCGACGGGTCACATTCCACCGGGACCAATATCAGTGGAATCCGGATTGAGGATATTGAGTTTTACGGTGGTTGCCCTGACAATGGGCAGGGTGAACGTTACGAAACATTCGCCCTTGCGATTGACCAGTGGGACGAACAACACAAGGGGATAGCGCTTGGATTCGACCATGATGGAGATTTTGACGGAATTGAAATCACCGGATGCAAGCTGACCAGTTACAAGGGTGAAATCCTTTACAGTGGCGGAAGCCGCGACAAGGAAGTTTCCATCACCAACTGTGAAATTGCTATTTCGAACAGCAGCGCCATTTCAATAGGCGGACAAGTCACAATCGATGGTTGCACAATCCACGATGTTGTTAACGGCACCGAAAATTATAACGATGGTGGTCAATTTACAGTCATAACCAACACAGATATTTATGATTCTGAATACGGGGTTGTATGGCTTGGGGCCGACGCGACAGCATATTTGACAATCACAGGATGCAACATTCAGGGCGGGCTTGTAAACGGGGAAGCGGCTGTTTTTATTTCGGAGTTCGGCCAGAATGTTACCATTCAAAATACTACGCTGAAGGACAGCTATGCCGGCGTTTACCTGTATTATTTGAATCAAGGGTATGGTGTTGTTCCCAATTTCAGTAATCTGACGCTGGACACGGTAACATTTGAGGCTGACACGGCAAATATGGCGTATGGGATATACGCTGGCAATGAGGACAATATTGCGGCCGGCAATTGGCAGATAACAGACTGTGTAATATCGGAGCCAAATTCCTATAATGTCCAAACATTCCTGAATGACAAACTGCAAGACCTGTCAACGCACCAGGTTGCGGTCTCAAACATGGATTTGTCCAATACTAAACCGTGGAGATCCGCATCCAAGGGGGTGGCGCCCACATGGGTAAATTGCACGGTCCCGGCGATTGTTACCCAAGCTGCTGGAACCGGAGACCAGACAAAGTATCTCGGGCATCCTGAGTACAATATTATTGTCGCACAGGAAAACAATCAGAGATTCTTTTTTACCTTCAATGTCGGAAACCTTCCAGACGGATACACGGCAACGATAACGTATTCCGACGTTCTTAATTACGGTCACAATATTGTTATCCCGGCAAATTCGGACAACACTTGGAGCGATCAAACCCTGACCCCGGGGGACTCGCTGCACATCGTTTACAACGGCACAACCGGGAAGCTTGATTTACAATGAGGCGCTATCGAGACAGTTATGAAATGGCCCTTTATGCGATATTGATTATCGTTGTTTTCCTTGTGCTGATATTAACCGGATGCGGGCAAAAACAGATAACAAACGGTCGGGAGATACATTCACACATGACCCGCGAACAGGCTTTTCATCTTGCACAGCGGAATGCGGAACTGGTTGGCGGGGTGTTCTATCCGCTATCCTGCTCCAGCGACTCAATGGGGTGGGCTCTATCCTGTAACGCCTATATCGTGTGCTCCTTTGAATGGGAGGAGGTTGAACCCGGAATGGTTATAGCGGCGAGGGACGGTAACCATATTGTTTTACACATGGTAGTTTACCGGAGTGGCAACAATGTGAAAACCGCCGGCATCAACAACAGCCGTAGCGATCCGCATTGGGTAAACAAGAAGAACTACTTGGGCACTATGGTTGTTCAGGTTTATTTCCAGGAGGAAACATGAAAAAATATATTGAACGGCTAAAGCTGATTATGACAACACGCATCAGCCTTAATTTGTACGTGTGGCAGTGGTCTTTGATTTCTGTTGTATTGCTGATTGGCGGGGCGTTTTTGGGGTGATGCGCTTTTTGGTTATCAGTATGGTTCTCATGCTTGGGGGGTGTGCCTCAGCACCTATTGACTTTAGTAAAATTAATCCGCTTAAGAACGGCGATGGGGGCAATCCGGAGGTTGCTTCGCTGGACCCTATGCAGTCAGCATCCGTGCAGATGACTCGGTATGGTGTTATACTGATTGGTATTGGTGTTTTGTTCGCGGCCGTAACCCGGTTCAGGACTGGGTGGGGAATAAGTGCGGCTCTGGCAGGGGTGCTAATGATTTTGATTGCGTGGACATTCGAGCAGACATGGGCGCCGTGGCTCGGTCTTGGCACGATCGCCGCATACGCTGGATACAAGATTTGGAATTGGGGGAGCAGTAACGTCAAAACCGAAAACCCGTTGTTATGAACGTCGAACCACAAAGTCTTGTTTTTGTCCTAGTCGGATTTCTTCAGATCATTGCCATTGGGCTGATTGGATGGGCACTGCTAAAAATAATTGAACTCTTGGATCGGGTCGGGCACCTCGAGGGGAAGTTTGACGCATTTCCGATGCAGCAGGTTACACACAACAGACACAGGATTGAGCAATTGGAGAGGCAGAGCGAAACGACAATCCTAAGGGTAAACCGAATTGAAAAGGTTTGCGAAAAACATCATGGAGCATGAAGCCGAGACTTACACGAATGCAAGAAGTGAAGCTGCATTTTTCGTGTGCCATCCTGCATGTTTGGCGGGCAATAAAGACACTGTTTAGGTATGGCCATTGAAAGCACAACTGACCGGGATTATTTTTTCGACACGGGCGATTTTGGGACCGTGGCGACTTTCACCGACCCTGCCATCGGTTCGGTAAACGGGATATTCGACGAGGAAAACGAAATTGAAGAAGAAACGATGACGGTAATTACGCGGGTTTCCTTTCTGGCCAAGGAGGGGGATTTGACCGGCGTCATAAGGGGTTCTGCGCTATCGATTGGCGGGACAAATTATCAAGTTAAGGTCCGTCTCGATGACGGGACGGGTGTTACCGAGCTTTTATTGAAAAGGGCATAATGCTTAATACGTCTACAATCAGAAGCCAACTAGCAACCACGTTAAACAATCTAAATGGTTTGCTAAATGATGTGTCTCCGGACAGGCTGACTGCCGCCGAATCCGAAAACCTTACTTCCGGTATAAAGCGTGTTTACATTGAGTTTAACGGCGCAGATATAGAACCTATTTCGATCGGTCCAACACGCGGATTTGAAGTTACCGAATCATGGGATGTTATTATTCTGCTGAAATATTGGACCGGCGATGATAACGAGCTTACCAATGGAGTCGAAGACGCTGTGGATAGTAATGTTGCCGCTATCCTTAGGTTGTTGGACGACCGTACATTGTCCGGTGCGTGTGACAATATAGAACCCTCTCGAGTTGAATACGATGTGAATGCGGATGGCGAATACATGACCGTACGCGGAAACATATCCTTTAACATTATTTACCGAACCACGAAAACAGATTAAACCATGAGCACATATAACGGAAATGACGGGGTTGCCCGCTTTGCTACCAGTTCCTGCAAAATTGAAGAAGCTGGTGGAACCGCATCGACGAATACGGTCCAGATTAATACGGTTTCAGCGCACGGACTGAGCACCGGCGATTATGTTGTGGTCACGAATGTTTCGGGCTTTGAAGACGCAACATACGAAAACCCGAACGGTGTTTTTGAGGTTACGGTTGTCGACACCGACAGTTTTACATTCACGTTCCCGTGCGACGATGTGTCGTTGACGCAGCAGGATGATGCATACGTTTTTAAGAGCGAGGACACGATTGCCGAAGTTAAGTCGTTTACCGCTGTTGAATCCACTGAACTTACCGACGACACGGCGATGGGCGATGCGTGGAGGACGAAAAAAATTGGCCTCAAATCATGGGAAGCCACCATCGAGTGCCATTGGGATGACACCGACGCTGCAAATAGCGTTGAAGTTGGTTCCTCGATCGGCGTAATGCTCTATCCGGAAGGTTTTGTTGATTCAACCAAAGTTCTTTCCGGTCATGGCAAAGTTACGTCTGTATCAAATACTCAGACCTTTGAAAATCAAACAGTGTCAAGGACCATTACCGCAACCGGGACCGGGGCCTTTGCACAAAACACAATCAGCGTATAAGGAGTAAAAATTATGGCTACTACAAGTGGAAATGACGGAGTTGTCAAAGTCGGCACGAATACGGTTGCCGAAGTACGCAGCTTTACCCTGAACATGAATATGGAGACCATTGACGATACGGCAATGGGCGATTCCTGGCGCACCAAAATGGTCGGTCTTAAGAGCTGGGATGGAACGATCGAGTGCCATTGGGATGATACCGACAGCACGGGGCAGGAAGCGATGACAATTGGCGCGTCCGTTTCCTTGGACCTTCTTCCGGAAGGCAGCGGAGGCGAGTCCTACGCAGGGACCGCGCTTATTACCGGAATCACTAACACCCAGTCGTTCGACAATACTACGGTCAGCCGGTCGTTTACCTTTGTGGGCAACGGGGCGTTGACGATCTCGTAATGAGGGTGAGAATTAAGCGCCCGATATTTATCGATACTAAGTTGTATCGGACCGGAGCTTACGTTGATCTGAAGCAACGCCGGGCTATGGATCTGATATTGACCGGGGCGGCAACGGATTTCGACGTATCGAAACGCGATGCGGAAGCGGGTTCAAATCCCGCCCGCTCCACCAAAAACACACAAGGAGAAACAGATGGGAGTATTGGCACAGAAAATAAAGGAGAGGAACCAGAACGTCAGTCCGAAGAGGGTTGAGGTTCCTGAATTGGCCGACGAGGGGGAAGCTCCCCTTGTTGTTTATATGCATCCGCTGACGCTGCAACAGCGGTCCAAGATCATGCCACTTGCGGTAAAGAACGACCTGGGGTTCCTCGTAAAAGCCGTAGTCATGTCAGCCCGAGACGCCAACGGCAAGCCCGTGTTTGACCTCGAGGACGAAAAATACATGATGCGGACGAAGGACGCCGGCTGGATTGTTCGCCTCGCAGGATACGTCAATGATGGCCTGATTGACGGGGCTGAAGAACTGGGGGAGCTTTAGCGGCTGGAGACGCTGAGGATCTTCTGCGGGTGGCGATAATATGCGACAGATACAAAATGACACCGGATCAGGTTCGGATGCTTCCAGCGGCGGACGCGGACTTGCTTGCCGGGTACATTGTGGCTGAGGACAAATGGCGCAAAAAGAAGCAAGGATAAACATAACGGCACGCGATAAGGCGTCGGCGCGCGTTAAGGGAGTACAGCGAAACCTTGCGGCCCTGAAAACCTCTGTAATGGGGGTTACTTCAGCGCTCACCGGCCTTGGAGGCGTTGCGGGCGTTGCCGGCGTGGGCATGCTTGCAAAACGGGCGATTGATGCCGGAAGCGCCATTACGGACATGGCAACGGCAACGCGTACAGGAATTGAAGAACTTCAAGTCCTTACCTTTGCTGCCGAAAAGGCCGGCGCTAGCTCTGAACAAATGGCGAATTTGTTGGTCAGGGCTCAAAAATCAGCTAACGACGCCGCCCGTGGTCTAAGCACGGCGCAAGACGCGTTTGAACAACTTGGGATCAATGCGGAATCCTTCATCGACCTGCCCACTGAACAAAAGCTAGAAGTATTGGGACGGGCGATGGTTGAAGCCGAAGACCAGGGGAGGGCCTATGGTTCCATGCTCGACTTGTTGGGGACTAGGAATGCCCCGAAGCTGATGGAGGTTTTGGAACGGTTGGGCACCGAGGGGTTTGCCGGTCTGGCGCGTGAAGCAAGGGCACAGGGTCAGATCATGAATGAGGCTACAGCTCGCGTCCTTGACGATAATGCCGACATGATTGAGGAGTGGCAGCGCAGAGTAACCAACATTATCGGGCTGACGCTTGCTGACCTGCAAAGCAACGAATCCGGCGGAATCATGAGCCTTCAGTTTCTTAAGATCGCAACTGGATTTTCAAAGAAGATAATGGAAGGCATTGTTGGGGTGCTCAAATATGCCAGAGCCGGCTTTGCGGGTGTTGCTGCGGTTCTGATTGATGGGTTCAAGGTTGCCTCTGATTTCGCTAAACTTGCCTTTGTGATTGGTGCGGACTCGTTGAAGCTCTCGCTCATGGAGGCGGTCAACGCATTGGCCGGCGTACTTAATGCCGGCATATCGGGGGTTGAGACGGCGGTGAACAAGATCCCTGGCGTCAATGTGGATATTGGAAACATTGACGGGTTTGATACGGAAGAGCTTAAAAAGAATATTGGAATATCCAAAGACAAAATTCAGGATTTCGGGTTTGATTCAGGGAAGGCTTTTCGTGACGCATTTCAAGAGTCGATCGACAAGAACGATCTAAAGGTCTCACCGATGTTTGATGAGGCAATAGCCGAAATAGATTATACCATTAAACAACTTCGCGAAATGGGCCGGGAGGTTGATCCGGCATTAGAGAAGACCAAAAGCTTTTTGGAGCAGGTTCAGGACAAGGTTAAAAATACGGTTGGCGATGTTGCCGAAACCACAACGGCAAAACTGAGCGAGGCACAAAAGCGTGTTATTGGATTTGGCCAGACCCTTGAGGACGCATTGACGAACGCGGCGGTTAATGGGAAGTTCCAAATAAAGGACCTGGCTGATTACGTCGTTGCCCAAATTGTACGCATGACCGCGCAATCGGCCATAATTGACCCCCTGTTTGGCAGCAGCGGATTTTTCACTAATATGATTGGCGGCATTTTCGGGGGCTCTGGTGCTTTTGGTAACCCAAATCTTAGGGGTGGACGATCCTATATTGTCGGGGAACGCGGGCCAGAGATAGTCACCATGCCAAGTGACGGCAAGGTTGAGCCCGTCGAGCAAGCTCCCGAGCGAGTTATTCGCGATAACAACGGGGCAGGCCAAAGCAAATCAACAACTGTGTTTAACGTCGACATGCGCGGGGCCTCCGTCGAGGCCGTGCAACGGCTTGAGTCGTTCGTTGCACAGATAAATGCATCTATCGAGCAACGGGCCATTGGTGCAGTTGGCATGCATTACAATCAGAATATGGCTTACTTAAGGACGTAGAATGGCCACAATATCACTTCCGGCAACTTATGATGTGCGCGCAGCCAGCGGCGGCTATTTATTTAGCCAGGGGGTTGCTGTTTGTCCCTACAGTCAGCAGCGGTTGGTTCAGGATTTTGGCGGGAAGGCGCGCGTTGTGGAAATACAAGTCCCCCCATTGTCTGAAAGCGATGCCGACGATTGGACAGAGTTTTTTGAGGACTTAGACGGATGTAATAATACTTTCAATCTGGATCTGACGGACATTTTCCCGCACAGCACGGGTGCGACATCGGTTCCTTTTCGACTAAAGGAACCAAATATTCGTTGGAGCGTGAACACTGCCAAGGTTTTTGGATTTAGTTTTGAGGCTGTTGAAGTCGTATGAGCAGGGGGCTGACATCAGGGGAGATTACCAGCGTAACGGCGAACCCAATCCATTACGCTTACCTTGTCGAAATGGATTTCGTCGACAGTCCGGTGAGGTTTTGGTCAGGGAATGGGACGCTTTCCTACGACGGCAAATCATGGCAGGGCGTTGGGGCGCTCGGGTCGATACAGCCGCTAGAAGAAACAAAAGGCTCGGTCGCAAAGCGCATAGAGCTTTCTTTAGTCGGACAGGGAACCGGTCTTTATTCCGCAGCGATGGCCGACTCAAGGCAGATGCAAGGACAAAGCGTTACCATTACTGGCGCATGGATGGACGAAATATCCACATCAGGGACCGTCTTGTTCGCATACGAGTTGAAAAAGGCGATCATGGACACTATGCGTGTCGAAGATGTCATTGGAGTTGGAGAAACCAATGGAATCCGGATTACCATTACAGCAGTAGATGAATTAGTTGATATGGGCAGGCCATCAACGGTCTATTACTCCGATGCGAACCAAAAGAAACTTTATCCCGGCGATACCTTTTTTCGATTTATCAACACCCTTCCCGGCAAGGATATTAAATGGGCTCTTGCTGCGGCCGGAGTGAGAAGCGGAGGGAAGGGGAACCCGTTGAATATGGCGAACCGCAGGCCGGGAAGGATCAACGTCCCGTAATATGGACAAAGATATACAATTACGTAAATTTTTAGACAAGAACCGGTCCAGACCTTTTTCCTGGGGCGTTTTTGATTGTGTCCTTTTTGCCGGGGCATGGTCAGACTTGCGGACGAACTCGGAAAACACTAAAAGATTTATCGGAACTTATTCAGATAAAATCGGCGCCGCGCGTGTTATCAAAGAATGCTTTGGCGGTGATTTCGGCAGCATTATGGACAACTATCACCGAAAAATTCCCCACCAGCTTGCCGGAACCGGAGACATTATTTATGCAGTAATGCCGAACGGATTCCATACATACGGGGTGGTTGATGGTGACAAGTGTGTGTTCGCCGGTGAATCGGGTTTGGTAACATATCGCAGGGGAGATATTTATTTGGAAAAAGCATGGAGGGTTGATTGATGCCGCAGGCAGCAGCAGCATTTGTTACCGGGGCCACTACGTTTGGAGGCGCAATTATTACAGGTAGTGGGGTTCTGTACGCGGCAACCTATGTAGCAACAGCGGCCGCAATTAGCTACGGGTTCAGCCAGCTATCACAAGAGCTTTTCGGCCCGGAAATGCCGTCCTTTGATGAGGATCTTGGGATGAAACTGGATATGCACATGGACAGCAATCCCCCGCGAAGGTTTGTGTATGGCAAAACGCGGGTGTCTGGCCCCATGTCATTTGCCCAGGCTGACCAAAAAACCTCCGGTGGAGACACCAACGCGTTGCTGCATTATGAGGTTGTTCTGGCCGGGCACCCCATTGAAAGCTTCGAAACCGTTTATCTCAACGAGGAAGCAGCCACCCTCAATACAACGGCGAACAATGCGTGGCCGGACGGGGATAGCTCAAGCACGGACAGCAATTCTCACACGCGATATGCGCCGGGCGGGACAGAATATGCTGATGACGTAATGCTCAAAATGTACGATGGCAGCCAGACTTATGCGGATGCTGATTTTGTTTCGGGAACCAATATTGATGACAGCGACGGACGAAGTTCAACAGACATAGGATATGAAATTTCCTATATTGCGGCTGTGGCCAATTATGACGGGGAGGTTTTCAGTAATGGCATTCCTAAAATATCGGCCATAATAGAGGGGAAGAATGATATTTACGACCCAAGATCCGGGGGCAGTTACGGCTATTCTGAAAACCCAGCTCTTTGCCTGGCAGACTGGATGACAACGCCCCGCGAGCGTGGCGGCGGCGGTTGGGATTGGGATGATATAGATGAAAATTCCCTGACCACTGCTGCGAATGATTGTGACGATACGCTGACTATAACCGAAGATGGCACTACGGGGACTCGTTACAAAGTCGGCGGTTCTTTCCTTTCAAGCGCCAGCAGGTATAGCGTTATCAAGATGTTCACCGACGCAATGGCCGGGAGCGTTGAGCGTGTAAATGGCAAGTGGTATTTCCGCGCAGGAAAATATACATCGCCGTTTTTGACGCTGACAACGGACGATTGGTTGGAGCCACTGTCAATGTCGTTCAAAACCTCGTTGCAGGATTCGGCTAACGAGATCCGCCCAATTCTTTCAGGATCATTTTCCGAATACCAAGAAAGTGATGTTGAGCCGGTTCGCGGCGAAACAACTTACACGGTCACGGAAAACGCCACAAGCAACACGTTTTCGCAACCGGCACCCAGGGACATGGAGGACGGGTTTTTGATCCGATTCAATGTATGGGTATCGGGAACCGGAATGGTCCCAGCAAACCTTCCAAGCGGAGTTGATGAAGAAACGTATTATTATGTAGTCAATTCGAACTCGAGTACGTTTCAGATCTCCGCGACGCGCGGCGGGACCGCCATCAATATTGGTGCGGCAGGAAGTGGTGACCTTGTAATTTTCTGGGACCGTTTTTTAACCGAGGATCAGGGAAGGCGCCGGACCAAAGACTATAAGTACATGTTGGTGTCTGATCCGGATCAGGCCCGGCGCTTGGCCTTTATAGAACTCAAGCGGATGCGGTCAGAGGTTATCGTTGCCGCGCGTGCGACCTTGAAAGCATTTAATCTACAGTGTGGAGATATTGTTTACGTTACCGATAGTGACAGGGGCTTTTCCTCGAAGCTTTTCGAGGTGACAAGGTGGGGTTTTGGAATAAAAAACGGGACTCTCGGCGTCGACCTGGTAATGCGGTCTGCAAATGATGACGATTGGGATTGGGATTCGGGATACGTAACCGCCACCGAAGACCATGAAGGAATTGTCACGAAAAACATACGGAACATAACCGCACCGGTTCTTGCCACGCCACAGAGCGGAACCAGCCATCTTTATCGACAAAAGGACGGTACTATTGTCAGCCGGGTATATCTTAATTGGACAAGCAGCGGAGATTCACAAATAACAGTCGGGGGGAAACATGAAGTGCAGTACCGTTTAAGCGGGGGATCATGGATTACTGCTGATTATGTTCACGGCTCTGTGACAGATTACTACATCCCCTATCTGAACGAGGGGGCATCATACGATTTCAGGGTAAGGGCTGTAACTGCGCTTGGGTATTATTCTGATTGGTCAACTCAATCCTCGCATACTGTTATCGGAAAAACCGCCAACCCGAATCCCCCTTCATCGGTTAGTGCTGCTTGGGACGAGGATGATGCTCGGGTAACTTTGACAATTACGCCACCAAGCGATCTTGATCTTGATGGTCTTGAAATTTACCGGTCAACTGGGGGTGGGTATTTGTTCCTAGATTACGAAATGGTTGGGGTGTCGAGAGGAACCACAAACAGCATTACTTTTCGCGATCCAACCGTTGTTTTGTCTTCGGGTGGAACCACTCATTATTACCGGGTGTATGCTGTTGATACTTCGGGAAACCGTAGTTCGACGTATGTCCAAGACAGTGTAAATGTGGTATTGTCTACACCTTCCGCACCGTCCGGGACAACTTATACCCGCAAGTCAAACGGCATTCT